CCCGCCATTTTACCACACGTTGCCGTGTATGGCAAATATGCACCCCTACCAGAGGCTTTTGTAACAACTAGCTATGCTAGCGTGGGGTATACATAGCCGTGGTGCCCACTTTGCAGCGCCACAGTGTAGCCCTGCTGTGGGGGTGCCACAGTGCCCATGCGTACAGGGTAGATGTATTGCATAATGGGCATACCCACCATACCACGGACTGTGCGCTTAGCTACCTCTACTCCTATCACCACTAATCGATCATCCCCCATGGTGAGCGTATGCTGTAGATGAGGCAACAACAGCTGCTCTGCATTAACCCTTACGTCAATCCCTTGCCACCTGGTAGGACGCAGAAGAGTATGTCGGCTCATTAGCTTAGATGCTCTGAATCCAAGGGAGTTTGGATCCTTCCCGATCATACAGTACTCCTCTACACACCACGCATTGCAACTATCCCACTCTGTATTCTCCCCTAGCATACGCACAACCACCCTGCATTGTAGCGTGCATAGCTCCCGAGGATTGCTGATTTCACTTTCTGTAGTCATTATAAATCCTTACTGTGAATGCCCCACATACGCACTACTAGCACATGTGGGGCATCATCATCCGTATATTACTTACGTACCAGTTGCCGTTCAATTCCTTGGAGAATTCGCTTTACATCCTTCACCTTGCACTGAGCGTAGTATACATCTGCAGGGTGGACTGCGAACGCGCTCCGCTCCACACAAGTTGCAGCATCTTGCAGCTGACCACATGCATTCTGCATCTGCCAGACCATCTGCTGGATGGTAGGATTCTTAGCAGCGAGCGGTTCCAGGTCAATGATCCAGCTAGTGATCCGATCCTCCAGATTCCTCAGGCTAGCTCCGGCCTCCCGTCCGTGGAGGGACTGCGGAAGGCGAGTATAGACGCGCTTTGCCTGACCGTTGAGAGCGTCTGTTACCTCAGCCTGGAAGGTGCGGAAGGAGGATTGAACGGTCCGGTTGATGGTACGTAACATGTTTCTGCCTTTCTATCTGGGTTGTTGTACCGACATGCTCCATTATGCACCACTCACATCCAAAAAGCAAATCCCCAGCTAGTACCGAGTTTTTTAGCCATACCACACCGCTGCATATTCGTCATAACGTCTAAGTGCACTAACGTCCACTGCCTTACCCTACACCGTGTGGGTACCCCCGGAGGGGTGTGTGTGGGGAGCCCCTACAGGGCGGACCACACACACTCCCCTCCGAGGGGGAGCCCACACACAGCTACACTCACACAGATCATCCACCTCATCCGGGGGATGAGTGGATGTTGTGTGATTTACTTCCCTGTCACCATCAGCACCCATAAAAGCCCTTACCTCCTCTTAGCCCCCTTTCCCCTTTAGGGGGAAGGGGCTAAGGAGGTAAGAGGGCTTATGGGTGCTGTGTGACGTCAATAATAGTTTGATTAGTAGAAGTCTTTAAAGCTATCGCTAGCATGCTACCGAATATGCTAGTGGCACATTCTGGCCATGTAGCACGCTACATGCAGCTAGCATGCACACGTGTGGTACTATAGAATGTGGCGTTTACCTTAGCATTTGCCATACCACACCATGTGGTGCATAATGGCACCTAGCAGCACTACCGCGGGACCTCCCGCAGAAAGGATGATACCATGATCCCTATTGTCACCAATATGAGGTGTGATCAAATGGTGCTGGAGCTGTATAAAGCTCCAGTTGACCCCCGGACGGGGAATAAGGCCGTATATGGAGCTAGCTGGATTGCAGACCGCAAGTCCATGATTGGCAGGAGGAATGAAGATTGGGTCCGTCGGGAGCTGGAATGGTTCCTTTCAGGCTCAAATAGCTTGCATGACATGACTCCCCCTGTTCCTCAGGCCTTCCAGGCATGTGCAGACCCAGAAGGGAACGTCAACAGCGCATACGGACACATTCTCTTCAATCAGTCAGCTTCTGGTGATAATCGCTCCCTGTACGATCACGCCCTAGACGCATTCTTCAACGAGGGACTCCACACCCGTCACAGTGTGGTCATCATGTCAGACCGGGACATCCACGCAATGGCCACTGAGGGTGGGAAGAATGACTTCATCTGCACAAATGCATTGAACTTCATGGTTGACGCAGATAACCACCTCCATATCCTGGCTCAGATGCGTAGCATGGACGCTGTATGGGGCTACCGTGCTGACTACAGCATGTGGGACTATCTGCGCTACCTTATGGTCAAGGACTTAAGTGCAGTTTATCCCGAGGTCAGGCCTGGTGAAGTTGTATTCCAAGTGGCGAATCTGCATGTGTATCCGCGTCATCTGGAAATGCTAGAGAGCGAAGCCCACAGCATCATGGAAGCAGACATGCGTAAGATCTGGAAGGACAACAAGTAACATGGATGAATTCGTAAATCATCACATCCCCTATTTCTACAGGGCACGCACATCATGGCTGTGGCCATTATACATCCCTACGTGTGGTCGTGCGGGGAAGGCTCCCTTGCTCCAGATGCTGAATCAGGCTCCACGTAGCGTCCAGCGACGGGTACACCTTATTGTTCTCCCGGAGGAGCAGGATGCCTACCATAAGGCATATCCATGGGCTGCTGTGTCCCCTCCCCCTAGCGGAGGCCTAGGCGTAGCACGCTTTACTGCTATCAATCACGCCCGACAGGCTGGACATCACCGGATTGTGATGATGGATGATGATATTCGTCATTTATCACTGCTCCAGCGCATCCCACGGGAGGGCAAGCCCCCACACACCCGCCGATACTCCAGCAAGGTCTCTAGCATCTCCGAGCCCGAGTCCACCCTCCGCACCCTAGGCGTAGCCTGCACCATGGCTAGCTCCTTGCTCAGTGGAGACCCTGAGGTGGTTTATGGGGCTGCTCGCAATGCTTTATTCAGTGGCGGTGTGGACACCAGGGTAGGAGCTAAGGTCAATGGAGGTCAATTTCCCTCGTGTGTGCTATTCATTGACGTAGATCGCTATCCGGTCAGTGGTCTGCCAGAGGCTTTCCACTTCCATGGGGAAGATCTGGCTATGAGCCTGGAGTGCCTCCAGCGTCGCCTAGGGTGGTTCACACTCACTGCTGTAGCCTATGATCAAGATGGAGCTTTACCGTCGCAGGTGCCACTGGATCCTATGACGGCACAAGGTCGGCAGATTGATATGGATAATGCCTTGGTGCATTATCCTAGCGTACATCAGTATCTCAAGGCGTCATATAAGAATAAGCTGGGAGGAGTGATGCGAATAGGAATTCGTTGGAATCAGTGGTATAAAGATTCAGGAACCACACCTGTCACTACCCCCATGGATGAGCTTTTCTAGCTCAGAAAGGATGATATTATGATTATTGCATTCGAAGGACCGGATAAGGTCGGTAAGTCTACGGTGGCTCGTGAGCTATCTACCGCTGGGACACCTATCTACAATATGACGGTCCACGACTACCACGATGTGGTTGGCTCTCTTCAGGAAAAGCCAGATCAGATCTATTGCTTTGACCGGATTGATTGGCTCACTCATCTGGTCTACCGGCTAAGTATGCCAAGCTACGAGTGGAATGATGACCGCGTCCGGCGAGTCTTCCCGGCGCCAGAGACTCATTTGGTGATCATGACTCATAAGTCCTCCCGAGCTGGAAAAATCCAGGATGAGCTTTACGCTCCAGGGGACCTCGTAGTTGTGAACTACGGATATCAAGTCATCAGTGAGATGCTGCTACGCATGAATGGTCTGGACTCAGATGTACAGATCTTCAAGTCCATCACTATGGTGGAGGTAGATGTAGACGATGACCATGACTACAAGGTGCTGAGCTCATATACCAGGGGAGTGGTCCCCCGTGACTGGAAGCGCTCGGTGCGTAATCCAGCCACTCTGTTGGAATACCTCCAGAAGGTGGATGAGCTGGTTGGCATGTATGAATCCATTCTGGAGGGGAAGAAGGCCTCTGATGACCACTAATCCAGACCACACACCTCCGGTATACGGAGGGCGAGGAATCTTATTCACTGTGTATCAGGCCAGGGAGGATGTATTCCCCCCCGGAGCTACGACCAAGCAAGTAATCGCTACCGCCATCCAGGAGGCCCTAGACCAGGGGATGGTGACTAGCGAGCAGGTGGCTCAGTATCTGGTTACATCTACATTCCCTATGGTGGAGGATCGTGCAGAGCGCTTCAATGCCGTACTGAAAGCGGGGAGTGTGGTAGGGTCTAATACCACATTTAAGCTGCATAATTCCTATGAGGATCTGCTAGGATCAGCTCTGCGGAGCGATACTGCTGAATCCGAGCAGGTGGCACTAGCAGAGGCTCGCGGATTTATGGAGGCTATGACCATCATGTATAATCCCATCCAGGTGGAGGACCCCACTAATCCTCATTATGTGGATTGGGACCAGGTGGACCGCCTCACCGATATGGCAATCCATCAGCATGAGGAGAATCACAGTCGTGTCTAGCGTAAAATCTACTCGACGACAGCCTAAAGAGACTCCACGACGAGTAAGCGAGCGATTCGACCTGAGCAGCTCCCTGAGTCTGGCTCGCGTAGCCCAGGGATGTGACTGGATTCGCAGCTTCCGTGTGGTCGGAGGGCGAGGTAATCAGTCTGTCTTGCTCATGAGGAAGGATGAATCTGAGATCATGCACGTATCTGTTGGCATCCGTGGACGGTGTGAATATTGGATCCGTGAGCGGAACTTCCGTACCATCATTGAGCATGATGTGGTTTCCTCCAGCCAGATGTGCAGGCGACTCCAACAGTGGGGCATGCATGATTTCTATCAGGAGGTATGTGTGGATTCTCCTGAGGGACAGCTGGACCGTGCTTTGGACCAGCTATACCGGGTATACACATACCCGTCACCGAATGCTAAGCGCCTGATGCAAGCACAGAAGTCCCGTCTCCAGGACGAGTGGCCTGCTCTCCACTCAGCCCTTCAAGCTCTATGCGGACGCTACAAAGACGTACTCCGCTCATACAATCAATCTACCGAAAGTGAGGAACTCTAATGGCTATTCATATGCGATCCCGAAGTGGGGGCTCACTATTCCGTGTGGTCCGGGTACCAGTGTGCATTCTGCATCCAGAAGAGGAGAGTGAGGTCAATGCCGTAAATAATATGGTAGAAGACTTAAAGGTGTTGCTGGGGGATCCAGTCCCTGGTGCTACCCGGGACTTCTCCTGGCATATGGACGATGATTGCGTCCTGGTGAATTGCATGGGCATTTTGCTACAAGCGTATCCTGGAATGTACATTGTCGTGAGTCAAGAAGGATTTCCCATGGTAGTCTCCAAGGAAATTCTTGATTCTACCTACGAGCATGCTTCCCACCGAATCGTTCCGGATTCCTCCCCAATTGATAAGCTTCTCTCTATGCAGAAGGCTTTGGAGCAGGCTTGGGGACGTCTGCCAGATCTTACGGATGCGGAGGCTGTATCGGAGTATATTCGCCAGACGGTGCTGTGCGCTACTGACGAGTTGCATGAACTCCTCCACGAGGTCCACTGGAAGCCTTGGAAAGAAGGGCATGGCATCCGTGACGTAGAGGCCTATCGGGAGGAGCTAGCCGATGTAGTCCACTTTGTACTGGATTTGTACCTCGCTGCTGGACTCACCGGAGATGACCTCGTGAATGACTACTTCTCCAAGCATCATGAAAATGTCCGACGCTTGATCGATCCCGCATATAAGGAGGGGAATTAGCCATGACTCATCAGTCTAATCCTTATGCCCAGTATGGCCTGCGAGGAGCCCTCTATAGCATCGTGGATAATACTCGGGACAATTTGGCTGGAGTAGAGTCTGCTAAGCAAATCCTCACTGACGCTATTGATGAGGCTCTTGATGAAGGATGTGAGACTAGCGATCAAATTGCTGACTATCTGCTTACCTCTCAGTATGAGCATGTGACAGATCCAGACTTGCGATTCAATGCCATCCTACGAGCTAGCGAGCAAGTAGGGGGCCATATGAGGCATAAGCTCTTCAATCTGTATCATGATCTGTATCTGGACGCTCATGATGATTCCCTCTCTGAGGATGATCAGGAAATGGTCTTTAGCGAAGGAGCATCCTATGGATTTGCTCTAGCGCTAGCGGTGATGCTGAATCCTAAGACGGTGGAGCACCCTCATGACCCTCTGGACGTGGACGTAGACGTGGTGCAAGATATGGCAGAGCTGATAGAGTCTCAGCATCAGAAGATTGTAGAGAATCCTAAGCTCCAGCATCAGAAGCACAGCGTAATCTTCCACTGTATTAAGCCCACTAAGCGATAGGACCACTAGCATGAAATCTCCGTCTTCCCCTCCCCTAGTGCTGCGAGGCTCTCAGCAGGTTGCTCTAGCTAAGCTCTGTGAGCCTGGTAGGACCTATGCAGCCCTATGGGCAGAGCCTCGCTCCGGTAAGACCGCTGTATGTCTGCGATGGTTAGAGCATCTAAAGCCTAAAGTCGTAGTGATCGTAGGTCCAAAGATTGCAGAGCAAGTCTGGAGGACGGAGGCTTCTAAGTGGTTTACCACACCGTACCAATTCTACCCACTCACTGCGGGGAATGATTATCCCTCGGTGCGGGAGTTCCGTCATATGACCTTACTCTTTGTCAATTATGAGCAGTTTGACAAGGTGCCGTTCAAGAGGCTAAGCCCATATCTCCGGGCTCTTAGCAAATGGGCAAATGGGCAAGGAGCTATGATCCTGGATGAGTCCCATATGATTAAATCTCCTTCTTCCATCCGTGGACGTCACATCCGTCCTCTAGCCGAGCAATGGAAGTACCGACTCATCGTCACAGGCACTCCGGTGACAAATCCTGGTCAGGTAGATGCAATCTATGGTCAGTGGACATTCCTGAATCCCCAGATCAGGGAGAAGTGGCGTACTGCTAGGGACTTCCGGGAGTACTTTGGTGAGTGGACCACATATCGGGGCTATCCGGAGCTAGTGCGTCCCATCCGTCAGTATGAGATGCACGCCTACATCCAACCAGATGTGGTAACTATGACTGGTCCAAAGCACCACTTACGCACCATCCGGGTGGACTATCCCCTCCCAGAGGGGGTGCGGTCTAAGCTCCGGACTATGGAGCGGAATGGGGTAGTGCAGCTGTGTGGTCATATGATTCTGGGTCTATACCCAATGACACGACTCCTCAGGATGCGTACACTGGTAGCTGGGTGGGCTAAGGACGATAAAGGAATCCCCGTCACATATCATCCTGCGCTCAATCGTCGTCTCCAAGTGCTGCAATGGCTGTTCTGTAAGAAAGGACTGGGTAAGACCATCATCTGCTGTACTCACCTGGAGGAGATTCGCCTACTCACCAAGTATATGGACCGTCACCTGAGGCTATCCTATAGGGTGATCCAAGGATCTACCAAGCAGAAGAATGAGGTCATCCAGGAATTCCAGCAGGGCACCGTTCATGTGCTGATAGTCCAGCCCAGGACGGTAAGCATGGCCGTGGACATTTCAGCAGCTAGCAACTTGATTTGGTATTCTTCTGACTTCAACTACGTGACGTATAAGCAAGCTTCTGACCGTATCAAATTGTCCCCTCAGAAGCCGAAGGTGTGGTTCCTCTGTGGTCGAGGGTCTGTTGACATGGACGTGTGGATTACCCTAGAAGAAGACCACACTCACCTGGAAAAAACTATCGCTCGTATTAAGCCCAGAAACCACCTTCTTACTTAGCATTTGCGTTCCAAGTGGATGTGTGCTATAATCGTTTCAGTGAGGAGCACAAGGCACTCACACTCACACAGAAAGGTGTACCACTATGGTATCCAAAGCCCAGAAGGCAGAATCTACTCCTACTGACAAGGACATCGTGGATGCTGGTATCAACCGGATGGTTGAAGCCCTAGGTATTGATGTACAGAAAGCTCGCTATAAGGCTATGCGAGCAATCGCATGGCAAGCATTCATGGAGTACATCGACGAGGACATCTTTGATGACCTGGTTGAACGAGCCATCACCAATGCTCCTGATCTCCCCTCTGGCTGGGAGCTAGTCCGTCCGGTGGCTAAGAAGGATGCTAAACCAGCTACTAAGAAGTCCTCCAAGAAGACGACCAAGAAGCCTTCTAAGAAGGACCCTAAGGCACCTCAGCCTCAGCTAGAAGACTTTGAAGATGAAGATGTAACAGATGTGGTATCTGAGGGTCTTGATATTGTGCAGGTCCAAGATTCTCCAGAAGCACTACCAGAGCAGACAGTCCTCTCCCTCACGGAGGATGAGCTGGAAGCACCCGCCACCCCACCCGCTGCTGAGCAGGGTACAAAGTCTACGCAACGTCGGCGCCGGATCCGTCGCACTCGGTAATATTACACAGAAAGGACTATGAGGATGAAGGTCTCAATAACGCAGGATGCAGAAAGACTCACTGCCTACTTAGCAGGCAGGAAGGACCCAATAATCTGCGATATTGAGACTACTTCCCTCACCGTAGGGAAGGGGCGGATTCTCTGCATCGGATTCGCCCCCTTACGGAGCAAGCAGGTAATAGTCTGGATTCCCAAGAGGCTGAAGGACATCGCAAAGCTCCACTTATCTAGGGGGGTATTCCACAATGCGCATTTTGACCTACGGTGGCTACGTCATTATGGAGCTACCGTGGATTGCACGTGGGATACTATGCTTATGGCTCACCTACTGGACGAGAACGCTAAGGTCGGCCTGAAGAATCTAGGGATGAGGCTCCTGGGGTATAGTGACTGGACTCTGGGAGAGATTAGCCATCTTACTAGGGTCAATGACGCATTATGTCAGTACGTAGCTAAGGACGTCTACGTCACCAGAGAGCTGATGCGCTATCAGCAGCGTCAGCTCAAGCGTCACCAACCACCGGGAGGTAGTGCTGAATGGGTCATGACCAATATCATGATTCCAGCGATCCGACCGCTCACCCAGATGGAGGATAACCGTCTACCCATACGGATGGACCGACTGGGTGTGGTCTCAGCAGAGATCACGGAGCAACTCCAAGCCATAGACCACACACTAGATGCCTCCATCCCTCCCAGGGAGCAGTGGCCTGACTACCTGCAAAAATCTACCCCCAAGTGGGGCAATACCAACTGGACCCGATGGTGGCTATTTGACCATATGGGGGCTCCTATAGTATCCCGGGGGAAGTCTAGCAAGTATTGGCCAGAGGGGAGTCCGTCCCTGTCGCAGTCTGCCTTGGCAAAGCTCACACATCCGGCGGCTAAGCTCCTCCGGGATCGCAGCACGCTACATAAGTTGCATACTGGATTCATAGTCCCTCTACGGGACCGTTCTGTAGATGGACGCATCCCTACGAGCTTCCGCCTGACAGGGACTGTTACAGGTAGGCTCAGCAGCGCTAGCCCTGCTCCGGACAATCCTGGGATTAATGCTCAGCAGATTCCCCGGGATCCCCAGATCCGGACCTTATTCGGTGATCCTACAGACCTCTGGATCGAGGCTGATTACTCCCAGCTGGAGCTGAGGGTAGCTGCTGTCCTGGCCAATGAGCCCACCATGCAGAGGCTATTCCAAGAGGGTGTGGACATCCACACTTATATAGCTCAACGCCTCACTGGTGAGAAGGAAGTGACCAAAACTCAGCGGACCTTAGCAAAGGGCGTGAACTTCGGATTCCTCTATGGTATGCAATCTAAGCACTTTGCCAACTACCTACAGGAGAATTATGGCCTTATCATTTCTCCCACAGAGGCAGAAGAATTCCGCAGGGAGTACTTCCGGACCTTCAACCGATTGCCAGAGTGGTACCGTGAACAGCGACGATTCGCCATAAATCATGGCTGTGTGGTCAATGCATTTGGACGGGTGCGTCATCTACCCAAGGTCTACAGTCCTGACTTTTGGGTCCAAGAAAATGCCTTCCGTCAAGCCATCAATTCACCCGTGCAATCCACCGGGAGTGACCTAATGCTAGTAAGTTTAGCTAGTTTATCTGGGGATTTGCGTTTGCGGCGTTTTGGGGCTAAGCTTATTACTACCGTGCACGACAGCGTATGCCTCACCGCTCCACGTAAGCACGCACGGAAGGTAGCCCAAATTGTCAAGTCTACTATGGAAAAGGCAGATGATCTTTGTGAAACGAAATTCCAGCTCAAAGCGGACGTCACGGTCTCCCGCTTCTGGGGAGGTGACCCCCTTGCCACCTACTAAGCAGGGGGTGTGTGGTTGGTGGCCTACTACAGCGCAAGGCGTCCCCGTGGTCACCCAGAGTATGGTTAGCAGCTTTGTGGGCTGTCCTAGGGAGGTATACTACAGCACTGTGCTTGGGCTACGTCCGCGCATTACTAGCAAGCCGCTCACTCGAGGCACATGGATCCACTCCCTGCTTGAAGAGCGTGCTAATGGTCGAGATTGGCGTACAAAGCATGCTGAGCTGACGGAGCAGCTCCGATCAGAATCTTTTGACGAGGTGGCTATGGATTTAGCTGCTGAGTGTGAGAATATCATGCTCAGCTATGAGTATGTGTACCATGATGATGAGCTGGAGCCAATCACAGCGGAGATCACGGTGGAGCGACCTTTATTCCATGGCAAAGCCCTATACCGAGGACGGATAGACCTAGTGGTGCGGGATTCTGTAGGTGATGTATGGCTTCTGGACCATAAAACCCATGCTCAGCTCCCTGAATGGCGATACCGAGAGCTATCATTCCAGAATTACAGCTATCTATGGGCATGTCGCAAATCCCCAGAATATCTGAAGCTGGGAATTCCTCAACCGAAGGGATTCATCTATGACTATTGCAAGACTGGGGCCATCCGCACGCCTACACTGACAAAGACAGGTCGACTCTCTCGGACTCTGAAGCCCATTGGCACCACCTATCCGGTATTCCGCAAATGGCTGCTAGATAATAATATGCTCTCCGTAATCCAGGGGGAGGATATGCTTAGCATTCCAGACCCCACGGAGCGTCAGTACGTAGCAGACTTTCTGGAGGAACTACAGAATCGTACTTATACCGACCTATTCCGTCGTGACTATATGTGCTTTACTAAGGAGCAGGCTACACGTCAGCTCAAGTCATTCTTCACATCTACTAAGCGTATGCTCAATTACCACTGGGATGATCCTGACCGTGTGGAGCGCAATCTGGCACAATGTAGCGGGTATATGTGCAGGTTCAAGGACTTGACTGTGGCAGACCTGATCCACGGATCTAGCACCCTAGAGCAGCAAACCCGGTACACGACCACACATGATCCCCTAGACTACTACCCTAACCAAAGAAAGGATGAGACTAATCAATGATCTACACTATCTATGGTAAGCCTAAGGTAGGCAAGACCACATTCTCCCTGAAGGGAGCTCCCCGAGGGAAGACGGCTATTATCAACGCAGACGATGGCCTTATTGGCACCGACACTTCAGGATTCACCGTAATAAATGACGTAAGCGTGTCCAGTCTGAATCGTGAGGTGCTTAGCCCAGCATTCCTCAAGAAGCACTCATATGTGGTCGTAGACACAGCTACTGCCCTGCATGAGCATATGCTCCATGCTATGAGCGGAGGTAAAACCCCTACCCTCAGCATGTGGGGGGCTGCTAACCAAGCTCTGGCGACTCTGATCCGAGGATTGAAGGGAGAAGGCCGTAAGGTCGTCATCCTCTGCCAGGAGAAGTTGGTGGCTCCTACTGAAGACTGGGTCAGTGAAGATGATGATGAGGAGGTGATTGCGTCTGTTACTCTTGATCTGCCTCAAGGGGCTGCACGATCCTTGATTACGATGTCCGATTGTATCGGTCGTATGTACATTGCTAACGTCAATGGCAAGTACCGTCGGCGGCTCTGGCTCACACCCACACCTGGTGTGGTCGCAGGAGCACGATCTGCCGAATATAAGGGGCGTCCGCCCTTCTTGCCCAATCCCAGCGTAGAGCGTCTGGATTCTCTGCTCGGCTGGACCAAATCCTAAGAAAGGAAGCCATCATGGCTAAAAAGATCACTATTGACTTCTCCAAGACTGAGGAACGCTCCTCATGGAATACTCGCAAGATGCCCATTGGCCTCTACCGGATGCGCATCGCATCTGTCCAGCAGACTGAGGCTAAGGACGGCACTCCGATGATTGTCTACGGCCTTCAGCCGACTAGTCAGCAATTCCGGACTCGTCTGCTCCCCTTCTACTGCAAGCTCCAGCCTAATCAGCTCTGGAAGCTTCGGGACATCCTGGTAGCAGCTGGTCAAAAGGTCCCACAGCGTGCTATCAAGTTGGATCCGGAGGCTATTGTGGGGGCTGTGATCTCTGCAGAGGTGGAGGATGACCTTTATAATGGAGTAGAGCGGTCAACCCTCACTGGGGTATATAGTGCGGAATTCACCGCTGACACGGAAGATCCTACTCAGGGACCTAACTCTGAAGAGGATTCTGGCTCTTCATCTGAAGACTCTAGCAGCTATGATGAGTCTGAGTCAGACGAATATGAAGACGAATACGAAGATGACGAATATGACGAGGAGGACTATGATGACTCTGATGATTTTGATGACGAAGAGTCTGATCTCGATGACGAATTCCCTGAGGACGATGAACCCGCCACATCCGGTAATGATGGCGATGTTGAGGGCAATGATTTTGATGACGAAGATGATGATT